AACTCTGGTGCTACTACTGTAGCCGCAGGCTACTATAATATAGGTGGAACTGGATCAAACATTGTGTTTGACAACATGTATAAATTTGCCTACTTTGGATGTTATCCACAAGACGGCGAATTACATGGATTTAGATTATTACTGCCTAGTGGTTCTCGTGGAATTCGTGTAACAAGATTAACCACTTATGCTATCGGCGGCCCAGACGGCAGCGGACTAAACGATACCGTGGCAAACTCGACAGGTTCTAATCTTAGCCCAACTAACGCACAAATTGTAAGTATGGGGGAAGGAAATAACATTAACTTAACTTCAAACTATTCAGCGTTTGGTGTTTATTTTGGAGATGGAAGCGGAGTTGGAAAACGATTATTTTATGGTAACTATGGTGGACCAAGCGGCCAAGGATTTTCTCCCGACAATAACTCGGCACAGTGGTGTTACATGACTACATCTAACTTCCAACAATGGGATGATATAGGTAGTAACGCTGATCGTGTTATATGGTATGAATCGGATGGCGGACCAGGCGAACGATCTTATCTTTACAGATTCACTTTTTGGGTAAAATAATAACTTAAATATACTATGGCACGATATAATTCAGTCAACACAACAAGTTCAGTAGCAGGAGGCAGTGTAATTACTAGCCCAGCTAGCGGCCTGTTGACAACATTAACTGGTAGCGGAACAGTAACGGTGCCGAATCCTGTATTTTATACAGGTCAAACTCAAAGTTTTTATAACTCAACAGGCGCGGCAATTACATTAAACACTACATCTGGAGCATTTACTGGCCCAGGATTTGGTGGAGGATCCACTTTAAGTTTACCAGCAGGATCTATTATTACCTTAGTAAGCGATGGTACTAATTATATCGGCCAATCTTGGTTAGGCGGCACCGTTGTAGCAAGTGGCACATTTACTGCCACCGGCGCTGTCAGTATGAGCCCAACTGGCCTCAACGTAAGTATTCAACCAACAGGAGCAGGTGTTTTAACATTAAGCAGTGGCACCAAAGGCAGTTTGGATAACGTTGACATTGGAACAACGACCGCAGGCAATGCTAAATTTGGTACACTAGAATCTAGCGGTATTACCAAAGTAACAGCTACTACTGTGTCAACTACCTATCAAGACGGCGCATTGATTGTATCGGGCGGTGTAGGTATTGCTAAAAAATTATTTGTTAACGACAGTATCAAAGCTGGTAGTGCGAGCGCAACCAACGGTAGTATTATCATTCAAGCTAATTATAGCGACGGATCATTAACTACATTTGGTAGTGAGTATAGTTCAGGTGGTCCAAGTTTAGGATATGCTGTTTATCCAAGTTCGAGTGCCAGCGGCGCATTTTTAAGTGCCAGCGGAGCTACCAATTTACAACGTGGCGCATATAACATAAACGGAAGCACACACAACTGGTATGCCGGAGCATCTTCTACAGTAGCTATTGGTAGTAGTGTAAGTATGTATAATGCTATGAGCTTGAGTACTACAGCATTAACTGTCTCTAATGCCGCAAACGTTGTTATACAAAATCCAACAAGTAGTCCTGTGAACAGTCAAAGTCCTCCAGGATATTTACAATTTACCGGTTATGGTTGGAATACTTTAGTAGGATCTACATCATATCAAGGACAAATTGCGCTAGGCGGAACTTATAGTGGTGCCTCAGGCAGTACAGAACCTGCGTTTACATTTAGTTTGGCCGGCACTGGCAACGGTGGTTATAATACTGCTAACGGTCCTAGCTCATTAACTGAAAGGATGCGAATTACTAATTATGGATTCGTCGGCATTGGAAATACAACCCCTTCAAATACCTTAGATGTTACAACTACAAGCCCAGCTGTTAATACAGCAACCGCAAACAACTTGGCGGGCATAGGCGGCGGCATTACTATAACTGCAAATCAAAGCGGTACTAATAGTCGCGTTGGTATTGTTATGCGAGGTAGTGATAACATTGGTGGTGGCATAGCAGTAGCTCGTCAAGATGCTGGTACTACTTGGGGCACATACATGGCCTTTTACACTAACAATCAGACTAGTGGGTCATATGGTGTTTCAGCAGTACAAGAAAAATTAAGAATCACTAGTGACGGGTTGCTTTCATTGAGCGGAACTTATGGAACTGCCGGCATAGCTTTTCCTACACAAACTGACGGTAGTTTACAAAGCACTTACCCAACGTTTATGGGTTATAATTGGAAATTTCTTGGAGCATTTACACTAAGAAACGGCAGTCAGTATTTAGATATACAAACAAACTTTACTGGAGGTATGGTATCAGTTAAAGCTGAAGGGTACTTGTATAACCAGTTACTGTGTGTTAGTTATAGTTGCGGTTATACTTACACTAGTAATCAATTTTTAGCCAGACAAGACCTTAATTTATCAAGTAATACTACTATGAGTTTATATAGAAGTAGTGCTAGCCCGTACTATATGGGTATAAGATTTAATAGAGGTACTACTGGCTATACAGAAGGACAAATTAACGTTTATATTAATGCTTGGGACGGCGGAAGTCAAAACGCAATAAGCGTATTACAGTTTGCCCAGAACAATACAGCGAGCCAATACTATTAATTATGACTAAATTTATCGAACATATTAAAGACGATGGTACTGTTGAGTACATAGCAGAGAATATCGAAGAACTCAAAGCTCTTGCGGCCGAAGCAGAATCTAAACGGGTTAAAGTTGAATTAACTGAAGAACAAGTTGCAGAAACTATTCTGAATCAACAAAAACACGAGGCAAGAGAATACTTAAATACTACAGACTGGTATGTTCATAGAATGTCAGAAACAGGAAAAGCTATACCAGATGATGTTTTAGAAAAAAGACAAACAGCAAGAGAAACCCTTTCAAAATAAATTATGGCACGATATAACTCAGTCAGCGCAACAGGATTAATAACAGGCGGCAATAGTATTGCTACACCTAATAGCGGCCTACTGACTACTATCACCAGCGGCGGCACTATTACAGTACCAAACCCAACATTTTATGCTGGTGCTATACAAACATTTTATAATGCCAGTGGCGGTCCTGCTACATTAACTACACCTAGCGGCACTTTCACTGGAATCTCTGCTAGCGGTAACGCAAACCAAGTAATTTCTAATACAGCAATTATTACTATTGTAAGCGATGGTACAAATTATATAGTACAAAGTTTCTTAGGCGGATCAGTAACTGCTACTAGTTTAACAGTTACAGGTGCTGTGACAGCAAACCCAGCAAATGCCAGCATTAGTTTACAACCTACTGGAACCGGTATTGTAACTATAGCTAGTAGTACAGGCAATCCGGGTAACATAGATAACATGAATATTGGTGCTAGTACAAAGGGTACTGGCGCATTTACAACATTGACATCCAATGGCGCTACTACGTTTACTGCTAGTGGTGCTATTACGTTAGGTACAGCAGCCAGCGGTGCTGTACAGGTAACCAATGGTGTGGGTATCGGCGGCGGCATTACTGTAGCCAATGACAGTTACTTTGGTGGAAAAGTAGGTATAGGCACAGTTGGTCCTGTAGGGCTTTTACATGCTTCTGGAGCATATCCGCAAGTTGTAATGAATAACACATCAGCTGGCTCGGGATCCTTGATGTTATTTGGTGATGCTGGAACATTTAAACAGGCTATCGGGCACCTTACTTCAACTAATTACTTGCAATTTGGTTATGGTGGTACAGGTACTAACGGTACTTTCAACGGTACTACCGGTATGACTCTTACCAATACTGGTTTACTAGGTATAGGTGTAACTCCTACTTATGGCTTACATGTGGTAACTTCAACTGGAAACCCAGCGGCGTTCAACTCGTCAACTAGTGGCGGCGGCAATATTTTCTTGACTTGTAGCAATGCGGCAACTCCAGTTTCTGGATACATGGGACCAAATGCTTGGAATAATAACTGTTTTGGTATCGGTAGTTCAACTAACCATGCCTTACAATTTACAGTTAACGGCACACAAAGAGCACAAATCGATACAGGCGGACATTTCTTACCTATGTCAGATAATGCTTATGATATGGGTAACGGTAGTTATCGCTGGCGTAACGTTTATACAGGAGACTTACATTTAAGTAATAGAGGTAGTGCTAACTCAGTTGATGGAACTAATGGAGATTGGACCATTCAAGAAGGTGAGACAGATTTGTTCATATTAAATAACAAAACTGGCAAAAGATTTAAATTTAAGTTAGAGGAAGTATAATGGCATTTTATTCAAGTTCAACACTATCAGGAATGAATTTTAAGGACGCGGCTCCTAACATGAGACAAAATTCTTTTATGAGATCTAGTTATAGTGGCGGAGCTCTTGCTGGTTATAGTGCTACTGGAAGCGCAACCATTGCCGCAGTTAGTCCTAATACTAAAGGCTTTGAAGGACCGTATACACCATCTCAAGGATCCGCTACTGCTGCAAGTTTAGATGCCGCAACTGCGTCAACACCTTACTGGTATGGTGTGTTTAATATTGGACCGCGTATGGGCCGCGGTGGACTAGCTAACGGTTGGGGTGGCCTTGGCGACGGTAACATATTAAAAATTACTTCTCCGGCCAACAGTTCTCGACAGTATTATGACGGTTGTTTTATCAGTTTAACTGCTCCAGCAAAAAGAAGTCAACTAAGATTTAGAGGGTGGGTATGGATACAAAGCGGAACATACAATACGTTTTGGCTTTCAATTATCGATGCCGGACAATCGATAACCATCTCTAACTACAATACATGGACATATATTGACCAACTAGTAAGTTCAAGCCAAGTTACCGATAGTGATTTTAGAATTAACTGGTTATACTCATCAGATACTCGTGCGGTTGAAATGTATTTTGCCATGATTAGTATTACATTACCAGAAATTGGCGGAGATGGCGCAGGTCACTCTGCTAGCACTTTATAAGGAATTGCCATGAACGGATATTATAAAGACGAACGAGTTGTACAAGATTATACTAGCAAGAATCAAGCTGAAGCAATTGCCTTTGTTAAAAAACATTTGAAAGAACGCTTTGGCGAAGATCACCCAATCGACGACGCAGACATTACTGTTGAATTTACACACAAATTTCATGCTAATAATTCAAGAGATCATGAGTTAAGTTCAGTTGTAGTTGAAGTAGCTGGCATGACATTTAATGCCACTATTGAAAGTCAACGTAATATGGCAGCGGCATTGGCCGCAAATCAAGAAACATACTTATGGGTAGATGCTGATAATGAAATACAAGAGATAACTAAGGAGCAATTACAAGAAATTCTAAGTTTATCTCACCAAGCAACAACAGAAATTTGGACAAGGTACAGAGATATTAAAAATAATCTAGCACCTTATCCGCAGGAAATTTAATTTAAATACACTATGGCACGTTATAATACAGTACTTACAACAGGATCAATAGCAGGTGGTAATTCAATTACTACTCCTAGTAGCGGCTTATTGACCACTTTAACTGGTAGTGGTACTGTAACAATTCCTAATCCAGTATATTATCTTGGATCAACACAAACTTATTATAATTCAACTGCCAGCGCAATTACATTAAGTGTACCAGGCGGCAGTGTCATAACTGGTCCAGGATTGGGCGGTGGTAGCGCAACGTTGAGTCTGCCGCCTGGTAGTATTATTACACTAGTAAGTGATGGAACAAATTATCTAACACAAGATTGGGTAGGCGGAAATGTAAGTGCTACAACTTTAAGTGCCAGCGGAGCAGTTAATTTAAGTCCGGCAAGCAGTACTATAACTATCAATCCAGGTACAGCTAGTAACATGGATAACATGATTATTGGTGCTACAACTGCTAAAGCTGGAACATTCACAACGTTAACAGCAACTACCAGTGCTGTTATTGGACCAAGCGGTACTACACCACTTAAAAAATTAGATGTTCGCGGAGCAATAGCACTTGGCGGTAGCACTGATGGAATTTGGTTAGGTAACGTAGGAGATAATAGTGCGTATGATAACGTAACTTTAAATTATACCGGATATAATAGTGGATCTCCATATGTTGTATTACAACCTAGAACAACTCCAGGTAGCGGTATATTAACTACATTTTTACAATTAAAAAATTCTAACGGAAATTCGGCTACAGCTAATAATTTAACAGGTTTAATTGTTGATAGTACTATTGTTGCTGGAGCTAACGCTACAACTAGTACAGGATATGGATCTTCAATATACGCATACAAAGATGTAAGCAATATAAGTAATGGTGGCCAAGAAGGAGCCGCCGCAGGTATATTTGGTAAGGCCAATGCTACTGGTGAAACTAGTGTGTTTATTGGTGCCGATCAAGGAACAACTAGATATGGATATATTGGTGCTGTAAATAGAAGTTCGGCATATACTGGGTTGGTACTACAACCAGCAGGCGGAAACGTAGGAATTGGACCAGTACTATCTCCAACAGCATTATTGAATGTTGGTTCAGGAGCAACAGATGGCGCCACTATTCATTTAACAGAATTTAATACCACCGGCGGCAGAAACGGAAGTATTGTCTGGCGGGCATATTATAGTGGAACAACTACTTTACATGATTCTGCGGCTATTGTTCGAATGAATACAGACGATAGTAACGGAGCATCTTTTCAAAGTGCGTTGGCATTTATGGTCCGTCCGTCCGGAGCAGGACAGTCGTTGTCTGAAAAAATGCGAATTAGTTCGGATGGAAGTGTAGTACCAGGCGCCGATAACGCACAAAACTTAGGTAGTACTAGTTTACGTTGGGCAAATCTTTACACAGGTGACTTGCATTTAAGTAATGAAGGAAGTAGTAATTCAATCGATGGTACAAGTGGTAACTGGACTATCCAAGAAGGTAAAGAAAACCTGTTTATTATAAACAACAAAACTGGTAAAAAATACGAGTTTATGTTAAGGGAAATATAAAATGCCAATTTATCTAGGTAATTCAACATCGCAACTGAGAGTGGCATATGAAGGCTCAACATATACCACCGGTGACAACTATACAGGAACTACTCTAGCACCTTATTTTACATTTAGTGCCCATACATTTACGGCTGCTGGTGTTATTGGAAGAACTGGGCCAAGTTTAGCCGCTCTACAATCAGCATATTCTGCGCAAACATGGGCTAGCAATACTAGCTATTTCAATATAGTTGGTAGCGGAATACAAAAATGGTTAGTTCCTAAATCAGGAACTTATAAAATACAGTGTGCCGGAGCTCCGGGAAGCAGAGGGTCTGACGCTATCACTAACGGTATGGGATATAGTCAAGGTGTTCCAGGTAATGGAATTATTGTTAGTGCTAACTTTTATTTGTATGCTGGTGATATTTTATATATTTTAGTAGGGCAACAAGGAATCGAAGTTCCAACAGCGGCCAACAGTAGTGATACAGACGGCGGCGCAGGCGGTGGAACTTATGTTGCCAAGAAAGTAGCCAATAGTAGGTATTATTTTACACCAGATAGCTGTAACGTTGTTCCGTTAGTAGTTGCTGGCGGCGGTGCTGGCGGGTCAAGTGATGGAAATGGACAATCGGGTATATATGCTAATTGGCAAGGTGGCTCAGCTTGGAACCCTATTGGATCTGGTTTAAACGGAGCATCTATGGGAGGTGGATTTAGTCCGGCACACAGGCCTTCGGATGCTAACTTGCCTGGTTACTCTATTGATGTTGGATTTGCTACTGGAGCAACGGCTGGCCCTAACGGGCAAGGCAGATCAACTGGTCAATCATTCCTAGAAGGCGGCATTGGTGGGTATGGCCGAAGCTATACTGGGTCTTATATTACTGGCGGCAACGGCGGATTTGGCGGAGGCGGCGGCAGTACAGACGAATATGGTGCAGGCGGCGGCGGATGGGTCGGAGGTTTAAACGGCGATAACGTTGCTGTATATAGCAGTCAAGGCGGCACCAGTTATATTAGTCCAGAAGGAACTAGCGCAAGCAACGACGGATATAATACGTGGGCGGCTCAGACTACCAACGGTTATTGTACCATAACATTTATTGCTTAAGGAAATATTATGGGCGTTTATAGACAAGCATTACAGCAACTTAGACCTAATAGTAGAATTACGTTTACTTCTATGGAAGAAAACTATGAAACACTACATTGGAAAGATAAAACGATTGAAGCACCTACAAAAGAAGAAGTAGAGGCACTAGTGGCGGAATTAAAACCTGCCTGGGATAAATGGGCCGAAGATAGACCTGCCGCATATCCCACAGTTGAAGATCAACTAGACATGTTATGGCACATGGTTAATCGTGGCGAACAAATAGTAAAAGGATCTGTTTGGCATGAAGCTGTTCGCCGAGCTAAAGCAAATACACCAAAACCAGAATAAGTTAAATATAAGATGGCACGATATAATTCCGTAAACTCAACAGGTTCAGTAGCAGGTGGCGCAAGTATAAGCACACCAGCTAGTGGTCTGTTGACTACATTAACCGGTAGTGGTACCGTAACAGTGCCAAATCCAGTGTATTATACTGGACAAACTCAAACATATTATAATAGTACAGGTAGCGCAATTACATTAAGTACACCAAGTGGTAATTTTGTCGCTCCAGGATTTACCAGTGCTAGCTCAATTTCTCTGGCAAGTTCCGCAATCATAACTTTAATAAGTGATGGCACAAACTATCTAACACAAGATTGGCTAGGCGGAATTGGTGTATTCACAGCATTGACTAGCACAGGCGGTATTAGTGCCACAGGTGGTTTAGTTACCTTAACCAGCAGTACTCCTGGAACTATGGACAACGTAGTTATTGGCGGCAGTACAGCAAAAGCTGGCACATTCAACGGCTTAACTAACACACTTGGTACAACATCATTAGCTGGTGGCAGTGCCAGCGGCGTGTTTAGTTTCACAGCAAACCAAGCTAGTACAGCATACAATAATGGATCAATTGTTGTTACCGGTGGTGTTGGTATTAGTGGTGACACGTACCATAATGGTATATTAGTAGTTGGAACTTATGGTACACCTACAACTGGCGCAGGATGGCGTACTAACACTACTGACATTTACGGACAAACAGCCGCAACTGATAAAGTAAGAATTTCTATCACAAGCGATAGTTGGTTTAATTCGGGCGGAGCAGTCGGCGTTGGAACATCAGCTCCTACAACCAATTCGTACGGTACAACAACGTCCTCTTATAGATTAAATATATTTTATGCGCCTCCTACGAACAGTACAGTTGATGACATAGTTAGAATAACTAGCAAATATAATGCAGGATCCGGAGCATCGGCGGCCGTAGGAAGTGGCCCGGCTATTGTGTTTGCTGGCGGTATTGGCGATAACCAGACTAGAGATAGGGCTAGAATTGTTGCAGTTTATGAAGGCGGTAACACATCTGGACTAGCATTTCATACCCAAACTAATGCGGACACAATCTCGGAGGCTGTTAGAATTCAAAATAACGGCAACGTGGGTATCGGTACAACTGCCCCTAACAGTTATAAACTACAAGTAGTTGGAACTATTGGTTCTACCGGTAACATTTACTCTAGCACATCTGACGTAAGATTAAAAGACATTGTTGGACCAATCGTCAATGCTATTGATATTGTAAAAGCTATTGAAACTTTTTACTATCGTAACAACGAACTAGCATTAAGTTTAGGATTACAAGGCACAGATCTACAAGTTGGTATTTCAGCGCAAAGTGCATTGAAAGTCGCTCCAGAAGTAACAGCACCTGCCCCATTAGATCCAAACTACCTAACAGTTATGTACGAGCGTATTGTGCCATTCCTAATTGAAGCAATAAAAGATCAGCAAAAAGACATCGACGTGCTGAAAGAAAAGATAAATTATTTAGAAGGTAAACAATAACATGGCATTTTATTCAGGATCAGGACCAACTCTTGTAGCTAGTGAAACTGGGCACATGTTTCCACAGTTCAGCACAGCACCTGCTAGCCCAATTTCAGGACAAGTTTACTTTGATACTAACCTTAAAAAGTTGTATATGTGGGACGGTTATATCTGGGGAGAAGTATTTGAACCAGGAAGAGCTTACCTATACAGGTCTATTATTAACACTGGTTACGTTATGGCTGGGTATCAAAACTCTAGTCCGTGGAAAAACGTTAACAGAATGCAACACGCAACAGATATTTGTTCAAATTTAAACGATTTGTTGCCTACAGCTGGTGCTTATGTAGGAGGTGCTTGTAGTAAGACTATTGGGTACGTGTTCGGAGCAGATAGTGCGTGGCCTGGAACCAACACCGCGGTATCTAGTTTTACCATGACTACCGAAACTGCTGGTACTGCTGGTACATATACCATGTTAAAATCCAGAAATTGTTGTGCCACTATTTTTAAAGAAACAGAATACGCATGGATTATAGGCGGCGGAGATACTGCCGTTGATGTTTTAAATTTAACAACCAATACTATGTTGGCTAACCAAAGTATCACAAGTATGGCTGGCGACGGTTATCAGTCAGGTGTGTCCTGTTTAAGTGATGAAACTAAAGGATTTGTATGGGGAGATGCTAACCACAAATTTACATTTAGTACCAGCGCGGCGGTAAGTATTAATACATCAGGTGCTGTTACCGGTAGTGGCAGTCAGCAAAAAGGTATTAATAGTAAACTACATAAAGGTTGGAATGGTAACGAAGGCAGTTATAACGGTGGTTATAATTTAAAACGTTGGGACTTAACTACAGAAACTAGTTTAGGAACAGTAGTTAAGCCTGTTGGAAATAGTGGCGAAGAAAACTTTGACATGGGACAAGATCACCAGTATATGATGGGATGTTATGACGGCGCACAAAACAACAGAGGTTGGAAATTTAGTTACACAACAGAAACAGGATATGAACTTGGAACAGGAAGTATTAGAACAGGAGTTGCTGGCGGCAGCTCAGGAGCTTGCGCTTGGAAGGGAGCTTAATCAATGAACAACATTATTGCAAGTCAAATTGTAAATGAATTAACAGTATACTCATCTGAAGATTTAATTTCAGATACTAGTAATTTAACAACCGATCAAGCTGAGTTGATTGCTTATAGCCTTGGCCGCGAGTGGCAAATGCCCACATTCAAAGCAAAACACTTTGTAGGTAATGCGCAGATACATCCGTATAGCAAATTAAAACAATATTTGTTGGAAATTAATTCTAGAGAAAGTGCTTTAGAAAGAATGATTTTTGACTACAAAAAGAATGATTTAGCATTACGTAGAGTCGAGCATAAAATCACTATTACTGAAGGCTTTGATCGAGAAGAAGCAGAAATTGAACGAGACGAAGAGCTTAGAAAAAAGAAAACAATGCTACACAAGTTAAAAGATTTGTACAACGAAAGACAAGTTTTCTTAGATTTAATTGACGAGTTCAACAACAGTGAAGAAGGTCGTATGAAAGATGGCACATTGATTATTGATGCTATTAAAGATCGTAACAAAGAAGAAGAATTAGAGCGTGAATACTGGACACTACGTTTAGCTAAACAAAGTGCCTGCGACATGATTGCCTATGGACGTATTGGTGTAGGTAATATGGAAGCAGTTAGTATGCTAGATGCTAAACAACAAGAAGAAGTATTTCAGTTAGCCGCAGACTATGTTGTTAGAAATGAGAATCGTATGCGTAAATGGTTAACCGTGGCCAATGATGATGTAAGAAAAAATCTCACTGCTTCTGAGCTAACACAAAAATTATATCTGGATGAAGAATAATGTATCTTCTTTTTAAAGCAGTTACCCTACAAGTTCAAGGAAATATACAGACTATCGGTCGCGTATTGACCTATACCATTGGATTTGTGCCAGATACACATGTTGACATATTAAATTATGCTCATTTAGATCCGACAGTATTAGATGATGATGTGGCAAAGGCATGGCTGTTTTTTGGTGCTGCCAAAAATAAAATAAGTGTACGTTCCGCTACACTACAGAATCAACAGTTAGATGTAATTGCTTCTGGAGAAGCAACAGGCGAAAAAGTAAAATACGAATTATCAGAAGCTGATCAACAAAATGCCGTAAAGTTTAATCAAATTTTAATGAGAAAAATTTTGGACGAAGTGTATGATAAACGATTCATCCAAGTTAATGCCACAGTTAGTATACTAGAACAAACTACATGGGCAACTCAACAAGCAGAAGCCACTGCTTATCTAGCCGATAACACAGCATCGGTTCCATTAATCACTAGCTTGGCTGAAGCTAGGGGTGTCACTGTAGCCGAAATGGCTAACAAAATCATAAATGCTATCGCAGATTATAACAGTAAACTAAGTACTTTACTGGCTAAGAAGCAACTAGTCGAAAAAGAAATCAAGGCTTGCCAATCTATAGAAGATTGCAAGCGTTTATTACACAATCGATTTGAAATTTCTATGCCAGTACCGCAGATGGACGAGGAAGGGCTAACTACTCCTTCTAAGTTTGATCTCTAAGTACAAGAGTTTATTTTATGTTTTCAATCCCTATCAACCCTAAGTTGAGTGAAAGTCAGTTCCGACAGTTTTTGACATTTTGTAACTCATACAAAGAGCATATCTACGACTTGTATTTTACCTGTCGCATGCCTCCCTTTACTCAAGACGCCATGGGAGATGTTATTGTTAGTGATCCAAGCGACCCTATTAATGTAGCATTATGGGTTCAAGCTAATCTAGGCATTCGTGTAAGTGCTACATTTAACAACACATTAGTTCGTCCAACACAAGAAAATTTAGATTTATTCATAAAAAACTTCAAGCAATTATATGATGCTGGTGTTAGATCTGTTACACTACCTCACACTCATTGGTTAGCAACTGGTCAAATACAAAACGAATTTCCAGAATTGTTTATTAAAAATACCATTCTTCGTAATGTTACTAAACCTAACGAAGTTGCCAAACTAGCAGAAGCTGGGTTTCATTACATTAATCTTGATCGTGATTTAATGCGAGATCACGATACACTAAAACAAATGCGCCGTGCGGCAGACAAATATAATGTTAAATTAAGTTTACTAGCTAATGAAGGATGTGCCGGCGGCTGTATCATGATGGATGAACACTACGAGTTTAACAATTCAAGAGAAGGTACGAGTCCACAATACTTCAATGATGTAATCAGTCGTGTTAGTTGTCCCAAATGGGAAGTAGAAGATCCAAGTATACCTTTAAAGACTGCTAATTTTCCTCCTTGGAGAGAAGACTGGGCAGAACTATTACAGTATGTAGACGTAATTAAGCTACATGGACGCGAATCGATTACGAGAATGTTTGAAACTATGGACATTGTTAAGCGTTACGCAAATAATAAAGAAATATTATTTGATACTTTTAATGCTTATCTTAAAGAAACTAACTTAGAAGAAAAGCCAATCAACGCATGGCGTAAGATTATTAAGACTTGTAAGTTTGAATGTTGGGATTGTAATTTTTGCGATCGCGTATACGAAGCAAAATCTAACGAAAAGAGTCATCCATTAATTACTGCGGTTACACATGAGCTAGTCGAATCAGTAAATTACAACAAAAATTATTCAGTAATGGGACTAACCAGCCCGCGTGTACAGAAATTGCTTTATAAACTCAGTACACATTGTAAAAATTATCTTGAAGTAGGATCTGCTCTTGGAGCAACAGCCAGTGCTGTGGCTGAAAATACTAATATTACAGTAAATTGTGTAGACAACTGGGCAACTAATGTACAACCAGCATCTGAAGAATTTATGTTGCCAGATAATACAAAAGAATTATTCTTAAAAAATATGCCCAGAACTGTTAATGTATGGGATATGGATATGTTTGAAGTAGATTTAACTAAAATATCCGGTGTTGATTTGTTCTTTTACGATGGACCTCACGAAGAAGACTTGACAACTCGGGCAGTTAAGTATTATAGTAAAGCATTTGCGGATACATGTATTATGATTTTCGACGATGCCAACTGGGCTGGAATAGTTTCAGGAGCAGACACGGGAATTGAGCAAGCAGGACTCCGTATTCTTTACAGTAAAAAAATGTTAAATGAACAAGAAGATTTATCCAAATGGTGGAATGGTTTATACATAGTAGTGGTACAGAAAAATGAGACATCAAATATTATCAGCTGATGTTTTTACATCCAATGTAGGAACACCGGAACAAATAGAAGAATTAAAACAAGAAGCATTAGAGCAACGACGACTCTCGTCGATAGAATATTGCTTTAGTAATGACAAGTGCTGGAGATCGAGTTTTAAATATAAAAATATAGACTGGGTTATAAAAGAAATACGCATACTTGTAAATGAAGCAATCAATCATTACATGAGAACAGATCGATTGTACGAAGAAAAAGTAAATCATTACGGCATACCAACAGTAAAATATTGGACTAATGTTAACGAGCCTTTAAGCAAAAACGCAATCCACTCACATTCATTACATCATTTTGTTGCTGTGTATTACTTGCAATCAGAAGACACTGGACATTTAGTGTTTCATAACCCAGCTAATCTTGTACAAGAATGTCACCCACACGGCCCTTTTGTATCTATGAGTGCCTTCAATCCTAAACCTGGAGATTTGTACGTGTGGCCAGGTTGGGTTCCGCACGAAACTGAGATTAATCTAAGCGACAAACAAAGAATTAATATAGCTTTTAATATTACATTTGAAACTCCAATGATGATAAATCATGAAAAAAATTGAATTCTTTAGTACAGTTCCAGGTGTAGTCGAAGCGTTTCCTATAGTTGAATCTAAATACTGTTTGCCCGAGTGGATTGCTTATGCTAAAGCAGATTACAACAAAAGAGAAAAATCAGAACTACACATTATGCGTTGCCCAGGCATTGTGGAATTACTGGCAACTGGGTATGTCATTCGAGCATGGCACGATTTTAGTTTAACTTGTACTGAAGATAACATAACTGTTAATATGCCTAGTCGCGCTATACACGATTTATTAGGAAAAAACACAATACAAATACAACATCACGGATCAATTGCTAAATTTTTTCCTAAAAGATCTTGGAGTCAAAAAGATATTCTTAAAATTAATACGCCCTGGCAAGTATTTGCTCCTAAAGGTGTAAAATTTATGATGATTCCGATGCCTTACAGTGAACAAATATTGTTTGAAAGTTGTATAGGTATATTGGATCCGGCGGTTAGTACAGAGTTAAATTTACAAGGTTATTGGAATAGTGGAGTCGGCACACATACTATCAAAGCTGGCACACCATTAGTACAGCTAATACCATTAACAGATAAACAGTATGATTTTGTTGTTAGGGATATGACGCCCGAAGACGAGCGTTGGGTTAAAATTAGTAGCTACATCAATATGCTAGGTTTTACATTTGGTAAAAATAAAATGCGTGAAGTCTACGCTAAATTTACCGGATCTAAATGTCCGTTTGGTTTTGGTAAATGAAGAATTTGTTTGAAGTACACGATCCGCACTGGGTTGAAGAAGTGCCTTCAGAGTTTTTTGGAGTTCCTTATTATACCATTGATAATTTTTACAAAGATCCGGACGCTATCGTAGATTTAATTAACAAAAAAGAACCTACTATGTTTCTTGGCACAACAGATGCCACTTATAATACTGTCAGCTTAAATGGCACACACTTTGTAGATCAAAGACACTATATAGAAGACGAAAATGTATCAAATGTATTTGCCTATCTGAGTCATATTATCAAAGCACCGCCTATAGAAAATCCTTTTGTATTACAAACTAATCAGCAAAGACTAATAGACAAAGAATACAACAACTGGAAGGATAACTATTGGTATCCTCATTTAGATCAAGGATGGACAGCAGTAGTATATCTTAATAAAAATGGTTGTGATGGAACAAATTTGTACAGTTATAAAGGTCAGTCTAAAATTGTTGATAAAAATAACAGACCTTGGATGCCCAATGTTAACGAGCATGAAGGTCCGTGGCAGTCTAAATCAGATTGGCAAGCTGTACATACTATTGAAGGCGTGTACAATCGTTGCGCCATCTTCAACGGCAACATCTATCACGGTCTAGCAATTAACTCTGATCAGTTGTTTGATGAATATAGACTAAATCAAGTTATGTTTTTTGCTGGCTCATTACACGGCCAGTCTTGATTTAATCTTTTTTTCCTTAGCATAGCGATGTAGGAAGCTATGATTATAACCAGCCAAATGATCCCAAACATCGTAGTCAACAGTATATGTTTCTATATCTAGTTCTTCTTCGCTAAGTGGAATAAAGTGTGCTAAAGGTTGTCCGGCAAATAGCTCTATACGCTTAATACCTGATTCTGGACGTTGAACAAACATATTAATTTCAGTGCCGTGTTGATGTTTAAAGTTTAAAACACCATTAGGCACAATTAATTCATTAGGATTTTCATAGTTCCAGATAGGCTGTGTGACTATAAAACTAGTTTCGCTGTCTGTTTTGATTCTCCAAGGACTACAAAATTTTAAATGAGCATGATTAGGAAACAAGTTACCCATCTGTACACGTTCATGATAAATTATTTGACTGGACTCATCCGCAAATCTAAAACCAAATGATCCGTCTGCGTGTATTTCAAGTATGACATCGCACCATAAAGGTAACATAAAACCTCTACCATACAGGTCCGTAACACCGGGACAAGTTTTCATTGTGGCTCTGCTATGTGGACAGTAGCCTTCTGGGTCTCTATGATAGGTTGCTGGCAAATCTTTCCACCATTGCGGATAAAATTTGTTTGCTTGCTGAATGGGAAAAGTTGAACGAATTTGTTCTAAATGCGTGTAACAGTCTAGAATCATATTAAATCTACTAGTTCAAATACTGTTTGTAATTTTGTACGAATAGTTTTGCTACTAAAACTATTGCGCAGGCCTTGATGTAAAGGCTTAGGAGCGCGATCCACTGTAGCCCATGACCAGCCTTGATGCTCGTCGCTTAGTTCAGGCACAAATTCATTTTCTATAACACACAAATATGTGTGAAAGTTAAACACTTTGTCGTTTGATACAAATGTTTCTAAAGGTATTGTTTTAATTATTGTTGGACAACTGCCGATTTCTTCGACAATTTCACGCTGTAGACCTTGCCATGGAGTTTCTCCAACAACGTTAGTGCCGCCAACCAGCCCCCAAGTACCTTCGTGCTTGCCGTGTGCTTTTTGTAATAACAAAAAACGTCGTGTAGATTTAGCGTAGAATAATGCTCCGCTACAAACTATCGATTCTTTTACAATACTATTTTCCATTGGCCCGGACTATACTCACCTTCAAAGCTCTTGACCCAGGAAACTCCGTTCCACAAGTACTGAACTCCAGTGTATATATTCGTTTGCCATACTAGAGAGGTTGTTTCTTGAACACTATTAAAGATAACATTCCAGTGTGCGCCAGTCCACTCAATGATGTCATTGGCTTTTGCTATGAAATCAACGTTAGTAGTACTTTTCCAAGCATCAGGACCGTCTGCGTTATCTGCTGATCCAATATCTTCTATGATAAGATATCGTGTGCCAGCGGTGATAGCTTGGTCTGTGTCTTGATTTTGTGGACGCTTGGGATTAAAAGTCAGTGGATTAATGATAGCGTCAAATGTGCCAGGACTATTTGGACGATAACTAGCGGCTAGATTATAATAACCAACAGCAGAGTCTAAATTTCCACTGCTATCTATACCTGTGTTAGTAGTCAATGTGTCCAAATTCCAGTTGATTTTTAACAAAGAACTGTCTAACGGGTCCATGGCAATAGTTCCAACTACAGCACTACCATTAGGTTGAATCAAATAAATTTGACTTGAGCCAGCAACATACTTTCCAGGATACTGAGCAAACGCTTCTTCCCAGTTGATTACCGGACCTTGCTTGATAGTAATTTCTAAATTAGGCTCAGCCGGCAAAGCATTTTCATACGGCCCCATCAACCTAGCTTGACTATTGTAAACTTGAATATGATAACCAGTAATAGTAACTATGTCTTGTGATAGTTGAGTTGAGAATGTAGTAGTTCCAGCCATAGGATCTTCGCCTAGACCTTCAATATATGTACCACTGGTGTTGGCAGCTTGGTATAAACTGGTAATAATCTTAGTAATAACACCAAGATGTTTAACTTTAACAGGTGGGCTGATCCATATGCCTGTGTCTATAGTCAATGTAGCAATGCTTATCGGTGTATCGGCACCAACAGGAACTGTACGGCTGTCCCAACTAATGTTAGTTAAGTTAAGAGTACTAAGGCTAGTCCAGTCAACATAGTTATCACTAGTTTGTAGTTCCAAACTAGGGTTAAACAAGACCAATATTTGCTCCATTATTTGTAGTTTTTGTTCTGTATTAGCAGACCAAATATCAACTTTCATGGTTAATTTAAACGGAGTTGGCATTAGTCGCTCAACGGTATAGTTTTTACCTTGCCCTGATGTGTATGCTCCGTTCTCGATATCACGTTCTCTTATGTGAACCTTGCCCACATAAGTTTGATCCGCAGTGCGATCTCTGTCAATATCTAAAGCTGTAACATAAACAGCAATACGGGGAACGCTGTTGACCTTGTTTTCACTGTTATTTCTTATGATACTGGCCGCTTGCCTATCAGCATCTCCGTACATAACCGGTATACGATGTAAGGTACCGTCACCATATTTGACCACAAAGTTGCTGAATACACGTATTGTCTGTGTAATATATCGTCTTATCTGTCCGTCATAGAACCATTGCATTATAAATCCGCCTTAGGTTTAAGAGCCGATGTAAGACTCTGTCGTTGTGCTTCTCTGCTATTGTATAATGTAACGGTCCATTGACCGGCATATTCAATAGTTTGTTGTACTGTATCTACAATAGGTAATGTAATTCTAATGGCTGTGTAATTTTTTACAACGCCTGAGTTAGTAACTCTGCTGTAGGCATAAGAACTAACCATACTTGTGTGTTCAGCCAGCACATATTCCAATTGCATTGTGTTGTTTTTCAATACAATATACGGTGTTGCGTGATATGCTGTGTAATCGATGTTGGTATTAATTACAGTAGCACCAACTGTCAAGTTTACATAGTCTGTAGCTTGGCTTTCGGTATAGGTATACAACGCATTATTAATGAATCCAGTTTTTAATGTAGCACGAGTATCGTTATTTGTCATGTTCATACGCACACTATCCTCAACAGCAATCCATGAACTTTGAGTAGCACTGAATCTAAACAGTCTATTAGGGAAAAAGTCTGCTCTCAAAAAGAAATCATTATCGGCAGGGTTAGATGGGAATTGAATTCCAAATCCAAAATCGTAGCCGTTAACTGGAAAGCCGTCGCCAAGTAGATAACCTGTGTATCCTGATCTAACAGGAACATTGGCACCTTCGCTAGCATCTTCGGATGTGCTGTCAGTGTAAGTTTGTTGTGTGTCAGTTGTATGGTCAATAAATGGTTTGCCTGTTGCTGGATCAACAGCCAAGGTATAAAACTGTCTAGTTTCGTATCCGCTAGCAGGCGCATCTACTTCTGCTTGTGCTACCACTTGATTATTAATGGCAATTTCTTGATTATATGTACTGAGTAGATCTTTTAGTGTTGTATTTGCCACAGGATCACCGTTGGCATCTTTAGCAGGTTGGCTAAAGATATCGGCAAATTGCTGATTGTCAGTTATACGTTTAAGTTTTAATCTGTATAAATGTGGAAACCAAGTAACGCTAAATCCTTCGCTAGCACGGCCCACATCTTCGATAACATAGTAGCGTGGCAAGCTAACATCAAAATCATTTAAGGCAAAATCGTCACGCAAATGCGGAAGTTCAATAACGTCTCCACTGATAGGTTTACGACCTATGTACTTGATAAAATCATTAATATGTACAGTCATAAACAACGTGTCATTGTCTATAAACAACCCAAACTGACTCAAATTAAAATCGATATTTTGTGTATTGTATAGCCCGCGAATACGATAAATTTCGTTGTCGTATTTTCTATCTCGATTTTCTAAAAATAACAAGTCTTGTATATTAGCTACATTGTGACTTAATATTTGTGGTTGATCAGCAGTCGATGTTGTTCTATTATTTTCGGTATCAGTTTTGGGTCCTAGATACTTGTGTAAATAAATGTCTGTTCCGCCTACTTGGAACATTTCCGAGCACTGGCGATCAATGAACTTGTAATCAAGCCCTTTTTCTGGTTTGTAAAGTGATAAGCGTGGCATAGTAACATATTTATCGATAGCTAAATATGTATGGAGAACTATTATGGAAGAAATAGCACCGTCAAATCAATCAAATTCGACTGTAGAACGCAATAAAGTATTCGACTATTGTCGTTTAATGCTAGGTGATGGCATGGTTGAAGTTGAATTAGACCCGGCACATTACGAAATGGCCCTAAATCGTGCTTTATCTCGATACCGCCAGCGTAGCAGTAATAGTGTTGAAGAAAGTTATTTGTTTTTAGAGTTAATACAAGATCAAAATGAATACAGATTGCCTGATGAAGTAATAGAAGTTCGTCAAGTATTCCGTAGAGCTGTCGGCTCAAGAAGTGGTATGGGTGCAGGTGGAACATTGTTCGAACCATTCAACTTGGCGTACACAAACACTTACTTGATGAGCGGCAGTATGATGGGCGGACTAGCAACTTATGAAATGTTTGCTGGTTATCAAAAGCTAGTTGGTAAGATGTTTGGTAGTTACATTGAATTTAAATGGAAACCTACTAGTCATTTATTAACCATACTACAACGTCCATTTGCCCAAGGTGAGCAAATACTGGTACAAAGTTACAATTTTAGACCTGACTGGGTACTGTTACAAGACTACCAAGCACGTCATTGGTTAGAAAATTACACACTAAGTCTATGTAGAATGATGTTAGGTGAAGCACGTAGCAAGTTTGGTTCAATTGCCGGACCGGGTAGCCCTATCACAATGAATGGTACAGCATTATTAGCCGCTGCCAAAGAAGAATTAGAAAAACTAGACAAAGAAATTGAAACTTACGTAGCTGGCGGAACTGGTTATTACTTTGTAACCGGCTAAGGATAGGCAATGACAACAAAGATTAGTCAGTTAACCGAAACAACAAGCCCTAAAGGCGCCGACTATGTACCTGTGGTCGAAGTCAATGCTGGCCCAAGCTATATTAGTAAACGATCTACAATCACTAATTTAGCAACAACTATATTACAAGGCAATGCTGCCAGTGCTACAAAATTAGCAGTGGCTAAAACAATCAACGGCGTAGCATTTGACGGTACTGCTAATATATCTATTGTAGCGGCAGTTGGTGCTTCAACGCCAACATTCTTAGGCGGAGTACAAATTCCAGCAGTTGCTACTAGCGGTATTACTAATTCAAGCGGAACTATTGGACTAGCACTAGCAACTACTACACAACTAGGCGGAGTACTCGTTGACGGTACAACAATTACTGCTAATGGTAGTGGTGTTATTAGTGCCGCCCAATATTCATTGCCAACAGCAACTACTAGTGTACTGGGTGGCGTAAAAGTAGACGGAACTACCGTTACAATATCAAACGGAGTTATTACAGCACCATATACTTACACACTACCAACCGCAACTACTAGTATACTAGGTGGCGTAAAAGTAGACGGAACTAGCATTACAATTTCTAGTGGAGTAATTAGCAGTACAAGCACATACACATTGCCCACAGCTAGCACTACAGTATTAGGTGGTGTCAAAATTGATGGTAGTACTATTACACTAAACGGCTCTAATCAATTAGTTGCCAATTATACAAATTATACATTGCCAGCTTCCACTTCTACTACACTAGGTGGCGTTATTGTCCAAAGTGCTAATATCAGCGGACTAGTTAATACAACAGGTAGTATTGTTCTAGCACAAGCTAGTGCTACACAACTGGGCGGTGTTAAAATTGGTACTGGAATTAGTATAGCAGGCGATGGTACTATTAGTACAACAATATATTCCTTACCAATTGCCAGCACGGGTTCTTTAGGTGGTGTCAAAGTTGACGGATCTAGTATAACTATCGATGGTACTGGTATTATTACTTCAAATATCAGTGCCGCAACTACTACAACACTGGGCGGTGTTAAAATTGCTGCAGTGGGTACTAGTGGTATTAACAATACAAGTGGAGCAATTAGTCTAGCAACGGCAACTGATACACAGTTAGGCGGTGTCAAAGTTGATAACAGTACTATTGTTATTAACTCTGGTGTAATCAGCGTAGCAGTTATAGCCGCAAGTAAAATTGCCATTGGCCAGCAAGCAGGTAATAGTGGACAAGGTACTAATGCTGTAGCTATTGGTGCTTATGCCGGGCAAACTAACCAAGCTGCAAACACAATTATTTTAAATGCCAGTGGTAGTGCTGTAAACGGTGTATCAGCACAGGCCAGTAGTTTCTATGTAAACCCAATCAGAAGTACAACACCTCAAGCTGGATTTGTTTATTATAACTCTGGTACTTACGAAGTTGTTTACTCAACTAGTTTAGGATATCCGACGGGATCTAGCGCAGGCGCCGCAGTGACTCAAACTGGTGGCAGAACTAACAGCGTTACCATAAACAAATTAACTGGACAAATTACCTTATTTGCCGCGGCTGGATCAGCAACACCTTCTACGTTTACAGTAAACAACAGTACAGTTGCCGCAACAGATACTGTTATCGTAAACTGTAGTAGTTCAACCAATACATACCTAACTTTTGTTACAGGTATCATAGCCTCAACCAGTTTCAATATTACATTCTACACAACTGGTGGAGTTTCTTCGGATAGCCCGGTATTCAATTTTACCATAATTAAAGGTTCGGCTAATTAATTTCTTGACCTTGTAATAAAACTGTTATATACTAGAGTTACTTTTAGGGGGCTCTATGATTATAGGTGTGTGCGGTTTTATTGGTTCTGGCAAGGATACAGTTGCTGACTATTTGGTTAATTTCCACGGATTTAGACGAGAAAGTTTTGCCAATAGTTTGAAAGATGCTGTATCAGCAGTATTTGGTTGGGATCGCACTATGCTTGAAGGCCGCACAAAACAAGCCCGAGAATGGCGCGAACAAGTAGATCCATGGTGGGCAGAGCGTTTAGGTATGCCCAATTTAACTCCACGCTGGATCCTACAATATTGGGGCACAGAAGTTTGCCGTCAAGGCTTTCACGATGACATGTGGATCGCAGCCTTGGAAAATAAACTACGCACCAGCACTGACAATATTGTTATTAGTGATTGCCGTTTTCCTAACGAAATTAAGTCAATTAAAGAAGTCGGCGGCATGATTGTTTGTGTAGAGCGTGGTATTCAACCGCACTGGGTTGACATAGCAGTACAAGCAAACAAGGGCAGTGCCAACGCACAGGATTGGTTAAAAACTGAAAAAATTCACGCAAGTGAAACCAGTTGGGTCGGCACTGATTTTGACGCTGTGCTTGACAATAATGGCACAATCGAAGACTTGTTTGCCCGAGTTAAAGGTCTGGTACAAGGTCACCTTGCCGCCATTTAGTACCTTCTTTATGTAAAACTCTAGCGCAGTTAGCGCAGATAGTTTTTAGATTAGTAGGGCGGCAGTTATTCAAATCTCCGTCCGTATGAAACACATTGAACACTTCTTTGTGGGCACTCTTAAACCCACACTTGTCGCACTGATTCTTGGTACGATAGCCTGAGCGATACCACTTGGGAATACCAGCGTTTGCTCCGTGTTTTAGGCAAACATTACACATACTTCTGTAAAACGTTTTACCGTTCTTACGATAGTTAATGGCAGCTGGCCGCATTCCGCAGGTACATAATGGTCTCATAACATATTTACTTAAACCTGGCCTTTTGCGTGCCTTTTCACATAGGCATTACAGCACCATTTAGCCAAAATCCTATAAATACATTAAGAACATGTACTCATGGAGATAACACAATGGCTCAATTAAGTTCACCAGGCGTAAGCGTAACAGTAGTCGACGAGAGTTTTTACACTCCTGCCGCACCGGGCACTGTCC